CACACGCTCTAAGCTGATTCCTTCAGGCTGCGAGGTCTTTGGGCCTTGCCCCATGAAGCCAGCCATTCTTAGCCCTGTTGTGCGAGATGGCGTTGTCATTGAGCCCATGGTGAAGGCCATGAGCAATTATATGAGCACAGTCCATCTTTCTGACATTCCCAACGCAGATGCTGTTATGGCTTTGGCTATGAAGCAGCATTGGCTCAAGACAGCCAAGTGCACGCGCCGGCTACTCACTTTGGAGGAGTCAGTGCTTGGGGTGCCACATTTGAAGCTGAAGAGTGTTAATCGCTCTTCCTCTTGTGGGTACCCCTTGTGCCTTGAGTTTGCCAAGGGCAAGAAGGATATCTTTGGCGATGGCCAAGATTACGATCTCACCAGTGAGGCATCCCGCAAGGTGTTGCTTGAGGCTCAGGCCATTATTGATGACGCCAGGCGGGGTGTCAGGCGTCCCCACATTTTTGTGGATTTTCTGAAGGACGAGCTGCGCACCAGCGCGAAAGTGGATGATGTTCAGACTCGCGCTATATCTGGAGCGCCTTTGCCCTATGTCTTGGCGTGCAGGATCATGTTCGGGGCTTTCATTAGCTCTGTTCACATCCACAATGTTGAGGTTGGGATGGCCCCTGGGATTAACCACCATTCCGAGTGGGGGCACTTGGCCCACAGGCTTTTGAAGCCTGGTGGCAAGGTTTTTGCTGGTGACTTTAAGGCTTTTGATGCCTCTGAGCAGCCAGATATCCACGCCATGTGTCTCAAGTACATCAACAAGTGGTACGAGGTTGGCGGTGCTTCTGCGGAGGACCAGCTAGCCAGGGAGGTTTTGTTCCTTGACCTTGTGCATTCTCGCCATCTCACTGGTGGTGGGTGCATTCGGGAGGCCATAGTGCAGTGGCACAAGTCCTTGCCTAGTGGCCATCCTCTCACCACCATCGTCAACTCAATGTATTCATTGTTCACTTTGACCGCGTGCTATGTCAAGCGCACCCGTGACTTGACTGACATGTGGGAGAAAGCATACATCTGCACCTATGGCGATGACAACGTTTCCGGCGTTTCCGACGAGGTCTCTGAAGTCTTCAATCAAGAGACTGTCGCCGAGGATATGAAGGATTTTAAACTTGTCTACACTTCTGACCGCAAGGATGGGGTCCTCCGCAAGTATGAGAGCATTTACGACATCACCTTTTTGAAGAGGTATTTCGTGGATGCCGAGTGCGATAGCGGGTGGGCTGGCCCCCTTACACTTGACAGCATTCTGTACCGCATCTATTATTACAGGAGCAATAAGAATTTTGCAAGGGACATGGAGGCCAACGTTGAGAGTCTGTTGATTGAGCTCTCTATGCACCCTGAGGAGGAATGGACCGACAGGTACAACCTGCTCCGAGAGTATTGTTTGGAGGCTAACATTCCCTTGGCGATTGTTTCCAGGGATCAGGCCAGGAGCATCTTTTTCAGTAGGGATGATACCTGGTTTTAGGCTGCGTTTTTGGCACCTTGTAAATAATGTCGCCACGGCATGGTGTCAACTGAGTCGGCCACACGTACTACTCAGTTAGAGAGAATGGCGTCACCCACGTTGGCTTGTGCGAGTCGCGTGGTGTATATAGTAGCACACTATGGAACCTTCAAAAGAAACAGAGTGCAGCTCTATAACTGCGTTAGATGTACCCAGCAATGTTGATAACAATGCTGGAGTTGAATTTCGTGATGAGGCCAGTATTTGCGCTGTCGGTTACGCCGGTAGCGAGAGTCAGTTTTTGGTCGCTGATGATGATATGCAGAATCCTAAGAGTTTCTTTTCTCGCCCCACATTGATTGCTCGCGGCAATCTTGCCACCACACCTGGTTTGTTGTATGGCCTTAGCATTACGTATGCGAATTTGGTTAACAACATTCCTCAGTGGGCAGAGCGTTTGCGCGGCATCAATGGTATCAGAGGCGATTTAGTGTTCACGGTTGAGCACAATTGCAACCCCTTTCAACAAGGCATTTTGGTACCCAACTTTCAGTATGGGCAGTTTCAGTTTCGTAGGGGCTCGCGACCCAGCATGTGCACACATTTGCCTCATGTTAGGCTTGATGTGTCAATGAACACTCAAGCAGTATTGCGCGTTCCTTACTTGAGCGAGTTTGAGTATTGGGGGCCTTCTGATAGTGAGAGGAATCTTTCCATGGGGCTTTTTAGTTTGACTCAGCT